TCATGTGGCGCGAGATGATCGCCATGGAATGCACGATCCGCGATTACATTGACTACATGCGGGAATTCCATCACGACCAGCCCAGCGAAATGACCGACGGTATCTTCGCGCCGGTCGACCAGATGAACCAGAACCCGGCGCTCAAGGGCAGCAAGATCACCCTCGACGAGGGCATCGAGGAGATGCGCAAGCGGATGGCTCGGCCCCCGGCCCGGCAGTTCGAAGTATGACGCGCGACGAAGCCAACAAGTTGGCCCACGAAATATGTGCGGCCATTGGGCTGGCGCTCGATGAGGCTGGTGCGTTTCCCAAGCTGGTGGTGCCGTTGCCCGGCACTGACGTCGTGTTCATTCGGACGGGTAAGCAGCTTGAGCCCTGCTTCAACTGCGGCGAACGACACATCGTGCCGGACGACCCGGCGAGTTACGGCGATTGCCTATGCTGAACGCCCGAGTCGTTTTGCTTGACGACTCCGGGGCAAAGGGGGGTATTCTCCGGATAACTCTCGTAGGAGGTTGCCGCCCGCGCGGCCGTAGTCCTTGTAGCCAGTTGGTTCGGGTTTAAGCGCGCGGGGTCTGGTGTCGGAACGGAGTAGGTGAGCCGCAATTCAGCGGTTGCGCCTAGTCGTCCACACCAACACCGGGAGCAACCCCATGTCAGCAACGCTGGCCCCGCAGGGCCTCGTTCCCGCCCGGCACCTGTCGGGCGTCATCCGCGTCGAAAATCAGGTCGACGGCATCCTCTCCGGCTACGCCACCAGCCTGTTCACCGGTACCCCGGTGGCGCGCGGCACCAACGGCACCATCGAATTCACGACCGGTGTCGCCGGGGCGTGCATCGGCGTCTTTCAGGGCTGCGAGTTCTCGGCCGCCACCAAGCGGTTCGTGCTGCCCTACTTCCCGGCCGGCCAGACCTACGATGCCGGCACGATGATCGCCAAGTACACGTTCGGCCGCGACATCGTCTACGAGGGCCAGTCGATTGGCCCGGTCCCCGCCACGGCGGTTGGCGAAGCCATCAACATCAATGGCGCGTCGACGTCTGGATCGACCTTCACCGGCTTCTCGACGCAGGCGCTCGGCGCACCGACCGGTGCAACCGCCGGCACCTTCATCATCCACGGCCTCGCCCAGTACGACGACAACGCATGGGGCGACGCCTTCACCAAGGTTCTGGTGCGCATCGCAATCGATCAGGTCGCGGTCGCCTAGCACGGTCCTTCATGAGGTTCGCGCTGGCCTCTGAGTGACCGGCGCATAATCGTCAAGATACTTGGAGGCCCGAATGGCCGTCCCGATGAATTCAAGTCAGTTCAGGGTGATCGTCGAGCCGATCATGAACGACCACTTCGATGGCGTGTATAGCCAGCGCAAGGATGAGTACAAGGCGATCTTCATGACCAAGCCGGGAACGCCCCGTGCCTACCATGAAGAGCCCGTGATGTTCGGCCTCGGCTCTGCCCCGCAGATGCCCGACGGGACTGGCGTGCAGTACAAGCAGGGCGGCGTCCTGTTCAACAAGCGCTACGTCTATCGCCAGTACGGTGCCGCCTTCGCCATGACGAAAGTCTTGGTCGAGGATGGTGATCACATCAACCTCGGCAAGATTTACTCCGAGCAGCTCGGTCAGGCGATGGTCGAGACCGAGGAGACCGCCGCCGCCAACGTCCTCAACTTCTCGTTCACCAACTCCGCGCCCTATCTCGGCGGCGACGGTGTATCGCTGATCAACTCGCAGCATCCGATCTTGGGCGGCGTCATGTCCAACCTGCTGGGCACCCCGGCAGCGTTGTCGCAGACCTCGGCCGAGGCGATGCTGATCCAGATCAGGAAGTCGCAGGACAACGACCAGAAGCGCGTGCGCATCAACCCGGAATGCCTCGTCGTCGGTCCCGACAACGAGTTTCAGGCCGAGGTGATCACCAAGTCGGCGCTGCGCACGGGTGGAGCGAACAACGACATCAATCCCATCATGTCGTTGAAGATTCTGCCGAAGGGCTTCTGCGTCGTCACCCGCCTCACCTCGCCGACGGCGTGGTGGATTCACACCGACGAGCGCATGGGCCTGCAGTTCCTGACTCGGCGCATGGCGCAGAAGAGCATGGAAGGCGACTTCGAGACCGACAGCATGCGCTACAAGGTCACGAGCCGCTGGGACGTGAGCTGGACCAACTTCCGCACCCTCTACGGGACGCCGGGAGCCTAGAGCGTCCTGCGCCCTCTCTCGCGCGGACAGCGGCGCGGTGGGCCGGGTCAGCAGTCACCCGGAACACTGCGCCGCTACATCGGTGTCAGCCGAAAAAATCTGACGGAAGGCAACAAGACGGCCTGACCGGGTCGGCGGTTTCCGACGGAACAACGCAAGGATAGTCCAATGCTTTCCTCGATCACGCGCTTTCCCGGCGGCGTCAACAATCTGTCGCAGGATTCAGGTCTCGCCGATTACCGGGATAACAGCCCGCTCATCTACAACACGATGTTCGACGACTTCAACAAGCTCATCGCTGCCGACTGGACGACGGCGGGGACTTCACCGGGCGTGGCTGCGATGTCGGCGTCGGCCGACGGTGGCGTTGTCGCCCTGCCGACCACGGTGACCAATCCGTCCGAGACCTCGATGTCGTGGAATATCCTGTCGTTCACGCCCGACATCGCCAAGGACCTGTTCGTCAGCGCCCGCGTGCAGATCGACGATGCCACCTTGGGCGGCTTCCTGTTTGGCCTGAGCGTTGGCTCGGCGACTTCGCCTTTGGGTACGCCGCCGGTCAGCGGTATCTATTTCCGCAAGCCGACCGGCGCGACGACTCTGCAGGCCGTGCTGCGCATCGCCAGTGTCGACGTGGCCGTGGCGACTTTCCCCGATCCGGTTCTCGCGGCGACGTGGTACCACCTTACCATCGCCTACACGGCGGCTGACGGGGCTCTGCGCGCCTTTTCCGGCCTGTCGGCGGTGCGTCTGGCGACCAATCCGGCGTCTCTCGGGGTCGTGCCGATGGGCTTGGTGTTCTCGGCACGCAATTCCTCGGCGGCGATCCGCACCCTGCTGATCGACAATTATCTGGTGGCGAAGGCGCGTTAGGAGGACTGCATGCGGCCCATCAACCAGACCGTGGTCGGTGCCGTCAACGGAGCCCCGGCCGTTCTCGATTACCGTCAGACGCCGTTTCAGGTATCGGTGTTCGGCAGTGTCGTGTCCGGTTCCGTCAACTTCAAGCTGCAGTACACCTACGACGACCCGTTCACTGCGCCGTTTCTGGTCAACTGGATCGACCACGGCCTGATGACCGGCAAGACGGCGGCATTCGATACGGTGTTGAACGCGGCACCGGTCACGGCCGTTCGAGTCGTCAACAGTGGAACCGGAACGGTTGGCGTCCGCATCGTTCAGGGCGGGGAGTAGCGTGTGGCCAATGCGACGCCCGACATCACCTCGCCGGGCGGGCAGGTAACGCCGGTCACGCTGGTCACCAGCGGGCAGGCCACCCTGCTCGTCGACATACTGGCGACAGGCACTCCGGTCGCCTTCGTGGCGAATGGACCGGCGACGCCTGTGCAGTATTCCAGTGGAACGGCGTCGTCGTTTTTCTCTGCCGTCACGGCGGCCGGCGGCACCGTGTCGGCTCCGCGTCAGACGCTCTACAACAACCTGTTCGCCTCGCTGGTCAGCACGGGCGTCATGCCCAAGCTGCTGCGGCTCGGCATCTTGGCGGCCGAGAACGTGCCGTCGGCCAGAGTCGATCTCGTCACCAATACGCTGATCACGATTGTCGCCGCGCCGACGTTCACCGTCGATCAGGGCTACGCCAGCGCAGTCGGCAACTACGTCGATACCAATGGCGTGCCGCCTGTGTCGTCACAGGACACGCTGAGCTTCGGTGTCGGCATGTTGACGGCGCGGGTCGCCGGGGCCGACGTGGTGGCGATTGGATCGACGCAGAGCGTGGGCGGCAGCGGATTGTATATCGAAACGACGGGTGCGCCCGGCGTGACGCTCTACTCGCCTAATACCAGTTCGATCTTCGCGGGCGGTCTAAGTTGGACACAGGCCAACACCAAGGGCTTCTGGCACGCCAATCGGTCAGGTCCAGCGGCAAACGCGATTTATCGCAACGGCGTGTCAATTGGCACCAACACGGTGGCTTCGGCCACGCCGCTGCCTTACAGCTTCATCCTCGGTGCCTATCGCAACACCGACAACGTCACCATCTATGCCTATGATACCGGCGTCATATCCGCGTGGTTCATGGGCACCAATTTGACGGCGACTGACGCCGCCAACCTGTCGACGGCGATCAACACCTACATGACCGCGATTGGGAGCCCGCTGTACTGATGACCTCCGCCAGCAACTCCGGACAACTCAGACCCTTCACGGCGCGCGAGCTGATCGAGGAGGCGACGAGTCGTTGTGGCATCAAGCCGGTGCAGCTCACTTCGGAAATCGTCGAGAAGTCGCTCGACCAGCTCAATCTCATGTTGCCAGCCCTGATCAACCGGGGTGTCCAACTGTGGAAGCGTCAGCGCATCATCCTGCCGGTCTACGAGAACGAGATGCGCGTGCCGCTGCCGCCCGGCATCGATCTGGTCAACCGACTGACCCGGCGTTCGCTGGCGCGCTATACCGGCGGCACCCCGTTCAGCACAGATCATCTCGGGGTGCCCGACGGCAACGCGGCGGCGGCTTTCGACGACGACTTCGCGACGAGCTGCAGCCAGACCTTGGCTAATGGCAATATCGGCATGTTCTTTCCGCAGCCGGTGCAGGTCACCAATCTCGGCGTGCTGTTCGACGTTGCCATGGAGCTGGCCTACTTCATTGAATACTCGAATGACGCGGGTGTGACGTGGACGCCGGTCGATGCGTTGACCGGAGTCGTTTCGGCTGGCCAGTGGGTGTGGAGCGACGTCGATGGCTCGCCCAGTGCGCTGGGCTGGCGCGTGCGCGCGGTCGGCACGACCGCACTCGACGTCGCGGAGATTTTCTTCGGCTACATGCCGTCGGAAATCCCGCTCGATCCATGGAACCTCGACGAATACAATTCGATGCCCAACAAGACGGCGTCCGGTCGGGTGGTAAACTGGTACCAGCAGCGCGACCTCAGTGCGCCGTATCTGATGGTCTGGCAGGTCCCCGACAAGGCGAGTCGTTACGACCAGCTCTGCGTCTGGGTCAACGAGTACATTGATACGGTGGCGGAGCCGACGCAGTCGCTCGACGTTCCGCGCCGCTGGTACGATGCCGTGACCTCGATGCTGGCGCGCCGGCTCTGCCGGTCGTTGCCGGAGGCCGACATGGCGCGCTACCCGATGCTGCGCGCCGAGGAGCAGGAGGCCGTCGAGCTGGCCGAGGGCGAGGAACGCGATCCCGCGCCGAGCAACTACGACATGGGGATTGGAGCCTACAACGCATGAGCGGGAGTGCAGCCAAATACCTCGACACGTCCGGCCGTGGCACGCTGGGTGTGGGAATCTGCGACCGCTGCGGCACCAAGCGCTCGCTGACCGAATTCATGTCCGACCCGAACACGCCGGGCCTCAAGGTGTGCCGCGATCCCGGCGAGGGCTGCATCGACAAGTACGATCCCTATCGCCTGCCGACGCGCACGCCCGATCCGCTCAAGCTGCCGTTCAACCGTCCCGACCAACGACTCGAACCGGGACCGGACGTGACCGAATGGCTCGACGATGAAACCGACTGGCTGCGGGCAGGCTGACCATGGCCCTCACCCCCGCTCCGACCGGAATGAGCTACGACAACCTCGTGATCACGCTGCAGCAGTATCTGGAGCGTGGCGGCGGCACCGACACGACGGTCGACTACCAGATGCCGCTGATCATCAACCGGGCCGAGCGCTCACTCGCCGACAAGCTGAAGATTCAGGGGTATCGCTATGTCCTCACCTCCACGGTACAGCAGGCCCAACCCGTTGTTACGAAGCCTGAAGGCTGGCGTAACACCGTCTCCATCAACATTGGAATTGGTCCCCAGAAAAATCAGCGGCGAACGCTGCGCACTCGATCCTACGAGTATATCCGCTCGCTTTATCCCGACGACACCCGGCTCGACGCGCCGGTCTTCTACGCCGACTACGACCAAGACCACTGGCTCGTCGGGCCGTGCCCCGACAACGATTACCCCTTCGAGGGCATCGTCTACCGTCTTCCGGACCTTCTTGGGGAGAGCAACCAGCAGAACTACCTGACCAAGTTCGTGCCCAACATGCTGCTCTATGAATGCCTCAAGGCACTGGAGCCGTTCATCCGCAACGACTCGCGCATCGCCATCTGGAAGCAGCTCTCGGACGATGAATTCAACAGCGCCAGCGCACAGGATGCCGCCAAGGCCAGCGACCGGGCGCAGATCAGGAATTCGTCATGAACACCTACACCAACGTCTTCGGTGGCGAGAACATCAACCAGTCGAGCCTGAGCTACAAGGCTTACGGCACGACGCTCGTGCCGCTGGCGTCGGATATCCTGCTGCAGTGGCCGTTCGAGGCGCTCGACGGGGCCAACGTCACGGCTGACAAGATCGACGTGATCGCCAACGCCGGCCACACCTTTTCGCTGCCCGATGCGACCTTGGCCAGCAATGGCGAAGACATCCTGTGGAACAACGTCGGCTCCAACGCCTTCACTGTCCTCGACTTCGCCGGCAACACGATCATCACGGTGCAGCCCGGCAAGCAGTGGTTCATCTACCTCACCGACAATTCGACGACGGCCGGCACATGGCACGTCACCCAGCTTGGCGCGGGAACGTCGTCGGCCGATGCGGCGTCGCTCGCCGGCTTCGGCCTGCGCGCCAATCTCACCAAGCTCGACCAGAATTTGCTGACCACGGCGACCGGCGGCAACATCAACCTCACCGCGTCGAGCCGAGCGCAGGTCTTCCGTAACACAGGCGGAACGGTCACCCACACGTTCGATCCGGCGGCATCGCTCGGCAACGGCTGGTTCGCCATCGAGATCAACGCCGGGTCAGGTACGGTCACGCTCGATCCGTCGGGAGCCGAGACCATCGACGGCAACCCGACCAAGGTTCTGAACCCCGGCGAGTCGTGCGTCGTCTACTGCTACGGTACCGGCTTTGCCACCATGGGTTACGGCCGGGCGATCAGCACCAACGTTGCCGGCATATCGATTGATCTGGCCGGCACGGGTGAGCTGATCCTCAATGCGGCACAGGTCGCGGCGCAGGTTCAGGATTTTACCGGCACGCTGACCGG